AAATAAAAGATGAAAATATACCAATTAATGCTACTATTATTAAAGATGATATACATGAAACAATATATGAAGAAGTAGAACAAAATCCTAAAACAAAATTAATACATATATATGATAAAAAAAAGAAACATATCAAAAAATCTAAAAATGCGTTCTTTTAATGTTTAAGAATTTCTTTTATTAATACAAGCCTATAAAATGTATATTTATATTATAATAGCTACATTAATTTTGTTTCTTATATTACAATATATTGACGACCAAAGAAATTTACGTAATGGAAAACCATTATCTTCCACACCTACAAAAATAACATTACTATTTTTTATTACTATAATTATCACAGTGGTCTTTCATTTATTTTGGAAAGAAGAAAAAGAATATAGTGGAGGGTCTGAAAATGTTACTCTAAAAAATACATACCTTTCTAAAATTCACGAAGAGATTGAGGTTGGATTACCAACATTTTAAGCATGGTCTATCCAATATTCTTTTATAAGAGGCTCTGTCGTAAAATATAGTTCTAATGGTATCTCATAAACACTATTATTAGAATATCGATTCCAATAATTATTTAATTCAAGTTCAACAATATAACTTAATTGTAAATCATTAATAGTTGAAGCTAAATCATCCCAATATTGAATATCTATCTCTTTTTTATTTTTATTAATTTTTAAAATTGCCGTTTTATGACGTGATAATAAATATACCTTATTTGAACGTGCTAAATTTTTTAAACTTGAAGCAGAGAATTGATTATTACAAATAAGTTTATGTCTTTGCATATTTATTCTTAATAAATATTTTGTTTTTATCAATTACTGTGTGTTTAAGTTTGTATTTTTATTATATCGTGTATAAATAAGATTATTTAAACCAGATATAATGAAGCTAGAATTAAAAAAATTTGACATTCGTAATATTAAAGATGATAGTGTTATTCTGTTTATTGGTAAACGCAATACAGGTAAAAGTTTTTTAGTAAAAGACTTAATGTATAATTTTAAAAATATGCCTGTTGGTATAGTTATATCACCTACTGAATCTTCTAATCATTTTTTTGAAGATTTTGTTCCAGGTATGTTAATTTATGATAGTTATGATCCAGCAATTGTTAAAAAGTTTGTAGATAGACAACGTAAAATTACAGACCAATATAGTGTTGAAAAAAAGAAATATAGTCGCAGTGATTTAGATCCAAGAGCTTTTATTATTTTAGATGATTGTTTATATGATAAAACTTGGCCCACAGACCCAAATATTCGTTTTCTTTTCATGAATGGACGTCATGTAAAGTCACTGTTTCTATTAACAATGCAATATCCATTAGGTATTCCCCCTCATTTACGAGCAAATGTAGATTATGTATTTATTTTACGTGAAAATCAAATAACTAATCGTGAACGTATATATAAACAATATGCAGGTATGTTTCATAGTTTTGAAGCATTTAATACAGTTATGACCCAATGTACTGAAAATTATGAATGCTTAGTAATTGATAATAAAGTACAAAGTAATCGTATTGAAGACCAAATTTATTGGTACAAGGCAAACGACCACAAAAATTTTCAAGTATGTTCTCCTGAATTATGGGATATGCAAGCTTTAGAACAGGAGCGTAAAATTATGGGAATATCTAAACCAGAAGAGGAGGATGCTGAACCTTATAATCCACAACTAATTATTAAAAAGAATTCTAAGCCAATTCATATTAAGAAGCTATATTAATATCATCATCATCTTTAATAACACTATATTTACGTGTCTCCATTAGATTTTCTTTAATTTGCTTAATAGCATCTTCAATCTCATATTCATTTTTCTTATAAAAAGCTATACGTTTAGCACCTTGGCGTTCAAATAGTGAAAATTCATCCAAAATATCTATTACTAAAGGTATATACTCTCTATCCTCCTTTTTCTTTCTTTGAATACGTCCGACTGGTTGTTCTACAGAAGATACTGGTGATGATAATACTAATGTATTTAATTTTGGAATATCCATTGCTTCACTTGCTAATTGAAATGTTGCCAAGATAATATCGGCTTCACTACCTTTATCTAATTGTTGTTTATTCATACCACCTACATAGTATCCAATTGATGTATATTTTTCCATTGATAATAGGTTCTCTAATTCTTGAAGATGATTACGGCGTTCACTTAGAATCAATACTTTTCGATTAGGTTCATTTACTAAAATCTCTTTTAACGTTTGTATAATCATATAATTTCTAGGTGAAAATCCACATATATTATTAATCATTTTTGCTACATTTAATTTATTTGGACTATTCCATATTTTAACTTCTTTACTATAAGAAGTATGGGGGTCATAATAACGTTTTACTAATACTTTTACTTCGCTATCTTTTCTTTTAATTTCATATACTGGTTTTCCTATGTACCATTCAAACACTTTACTAAGACCATCCTTGCGTTTTAATGTTGCTGAAAGCCCCAACATTCGTTTACATGTAATCTTTGGCAAACATCTACTAAAAACTTCTGCAGATATATGATGACATTCATCACTTACAACATATCCAAACTCTTCAAAAATAGATGAATCATATTCACGCATTGCTAGGCTTTGCAAACTTGCAATTACAATATCTCTCCCTTTTACTTCACATTTACTTTGTTTGATTTTTCCTACAGATGCTTTTGGAATATATTGATTAATACGTTCTATCCACTGGTCGATTAAAAAATTTGTATGACAAATAATAAGAGTTTTCTTTTTAAAATGTGTCGCAAGATATAAAGCACAAACTGTATTATGTGTAACTGTGAAATCACCTAATAGAAATCTATGATTACCATCAATCTCAAAGCCATAATACGTACGTACACCAATGGATTTTAGTGTAATTCGAGTTATGAGAGCGTCTTCATCGTTTGGAGGAATATGTACTTTTGTTGGAATATCTTCCATACCCTTTCCATGAATGGTTGTGGAATAACTTGTTTGAGAATGTGTTTTATAAGCTGCAAATCCTAAACTACGAGCCAGATAAAGAATATCTTCAATCAATCGTTCAGATTCAACGTGAATTGTAAGAGATTCATGAAAATCAAGAATTCCTGCAAGAACTTTCAATCGAACCTCTTGTGAATTGTATTTATAAATGGATGGAATTTGGTTATGATATCCAAGTTGATACCCGATTTGATAAGGTTCCATTGGAACTTCTTTATATGGAAAATTAACACCTACACGATACCCATAGAGAAGTTCTTGGAATGGTTTTGACAGTTTTAAATAATCATCCACGGATAAATCAACAATGCTCCCTTCTTTGGAAGTTAAAGATAATATATGGGAACGGTTGACCGTATAATAGGTATTTCCTTTGCTTGAAATAATATCAAACATTTCTTCTTGACCTCTACATATCGATAATACCTTACGTGGGGTAGAATCGTCCCCCATCAGTAAATCACCTACAGTAACCTCTTGTACAACTTTAATGCTACCGTCGTACATAAGAATGGGTGTATTCATACCAAGACATTTACCAAAACCGCATGGTAGAGATAGGATGCCTCCCATTTTAAGAGGTTCTTTAACAGCATTAATAAATGCGTCAATTGGTTCTTTTTGTTGATCTCTGATAGTTCCCTCAAATATTAGATTAGGACAATCAATACCGTCACTTAGTTTATATACATCTGGAATACCAAATTTAGATAAACCATAATATCTAGGTACATAGATTTTTTTTTCATTTTCACGATAAACAGGGAAAGAAGATACTTCTGTATTTATCATCATGGGATTCACCTTTGGAGAAACAGTTAACTCTTTTTTTAAAGATTCGACTAATTTCTCATTATCATGTTTTTCAATTCCATAACCTCGATGAGATAAATATTTTTTTCCATGAACTTTCACCATATTTATATATGTTTATATTAGATAGATATGATTCAATTTTTAAGAGTTTTAGCCCTTCTTATTTTGATTCTTGTAGCTGTAATAGATTATCGCCTAGAATCCTTTTTACTAAATAAAGAATGGTTATACGCAATATCTGTAGTCATTTTAATCTTCTTATTATTTGCCGACCCAATTACTGGCTTTATATTAGGATTAGCGATTATTACATTAATCATTAAAATGTATAATATTAAATTTCCATGGGCTGATAAAAATAATAATACTGAAGAGCTTTTAGAATATATTACACCAGAGCACTTGAGAGACGCACAATCAAATATTGTTATTGACGAACAAGATTATGAAAAAGAATGGAAAGGAATTAAAGGAGTTTATGGTGAGGAAGTATATGGAGCTCAGGGTTTAGAAATATTACCTGGATACTCTAAATCGATGGGTAGCTTGGAGTAATTGGTTGTTGATTATACATCTCTAATGGGCGTGGAATAATAGGAGCAGGACTTTGTACGGCTGCTATATCACTTGCTTTTTTTAATGCATTTACTGCAAAAATAGTAAATATAATAACCATAATAATTGATAAAAATGTCATAAATACTGTTGCACTTAAATATACTGCAAATTGTTGTTCGGATAGTTTTTTACGTGTTATAGTAACAAAGATTACCATCATAATTGAGAATATCAGTACAATGACTGAGAAAAACATTATAAATAATTTAGAGCTTTTTTGATAACTCCATATCAATAAAAATGTACTTACCATCGCTAATAAAACTATTGCCACACCAATAAATGTTTTACTAACAACTGTTTTTGCTGCAGGCTCATCTACAAAAGATTCGTATGCCATCTCTAATGTTGTTAAAGAAATTTTATAAATTCAATTTCCACATAATCAGATATAATACTATTGCTAATAAAGCAGCTCTTATCATTATATCATAAGATGTAAATTTAGCCATAAATGGTACTTTTTCATATACCATTTGCATAGTTTGAGGATAGAATAATACGGTAGCAATAATAGCTGCTGCTATCGCTCTTTTTGCTAATTCACTATCAACCCATTTTGAAGTATCATTAACATGTTGTATCATCATTGGTTGTTGATTATACATATTATGATGTTGGACTGGAGGTGTAAATGATTGTACTATAGTATGTGGTATAGGTTGATGTACTTCATTTAATACAGCTAACACCTCAGGATCATCTTCGTTTGATTCACCTTGAATAGGATTATTTTGATTAATGGGTATTTTAGAAATCGGTGTACTCATTGTCGCCATAATAGATTTGTATAGATTTATTTATGCATTTTAAACGCTTTTTATGATTTTTGATTCATCTGTAGGACAAGATAATGATACAGTTGAATATTTATAACATTCACCTTCAAATTCATAAACTTTTGAAGTCATCTGTTTTACATCAGCTGCTTGAATCATAATACATTTTTTATCTTTACATATTCGTTGAAATATAAATGCAAAAGCAAGCCCAAATAATGCTGATACTACAGCTTGTCCTTTTTCATCATAAAAAAGTCTATCGGTTAAGGTATTTAGTCCAGGAATTAACACACGCATCTATTATATACCTTTAAAAAAAAATTTACATAGAAACGGGTTGTTGTACTTTGTCTTTAGTACACTCTACCTTATCTGCTTTATACATATAGCAACTATCAGCAGCATCTTTATAAACTATAGATTTTGCATTATCTGGATTTGGATATTTAATAACAACTTTAGGTTTAGGTGTACTTGCATAAACATATAACATTCCAACTGATAAAGCTATTAAAAATGCAGCCCAATGAAGCTTAAATGCTTTCATAACCTCTTCTATTCATTTGCAACATTAATAAATTCCTGAATTTTAGTAGTTTGATAATTTAACCATTTTTCTAAACTTGCCTGTTTTTTACTTACAGCACTTTTTTCAAACTTTTTTTTATAAGCTTGATTTTCCTGTTGAAACTCTTTATATTGTTCTTCAAATTGCTTACGCGGAAGCTCATATTTTTCAATATAAGCCTGTTTTTTTTCATATTGTTTTTGCATCCACTCCATATGATGCTCTTTCCATAATTCATAACGCTTTGTAATAACATCTATACTTTTTTTATCGCTATGTACATATTCTTGTAAATCTAAATAAAATGTTGATAACATCTTCTAAAAAAGAATAAGGCTTTTATTCCCGAGTTAATAACCAAGGAGATACATCCTCGAATAAACTCTTAAATTGTACTTGTATTTTTTGATCGTCACTTAACTGTTCTTCATATAAACTTCGTGGAATATACTTTACTTCCACTTTTGGTGCAGGGCATGCTGTTGTTTGTTGATAATATCCTTGAACTACCAAGAACATTCCTACAAATAATAAAAATATGGCTATTGCTTTCATCTCTTATTATTATCAATTATTTTATTGAGATGTGCTAGGAGCTTCCGCATCAATAATCTCTTGGTCTTTTAATTCAGTAAGAGGGTCTTTCTTTTCAAGAGCTTCCTTTAGTTTATTTTGTGCGTCAGTAATTTTTTCTTTTTTACGTATTTCGTAAAACTCATCACGAAGAGACATATTGTCCTTATATTGCTTCATTAGAGTGTTTAATTGAGTCTCTGCATATTCTTGTTCTTGAATATCTTCTGGATTTGGACTCCAAGGGCACCATACACCTACTTGACCTACAAAAATATCAAAAGATGTATCTCCCATACGTCTCAATACTTCAGCACGAACTTGAGCTTCCTTTAGAGTTTCAAACACTCCTCGTACTTTAATACCACGAACTGATGTTTGTAATTTATTTAATTCATAAAACTCTTTTTCAATTGATTCACAGTTAATACGTTTGTAAAAGCGGTAGGCATCTTGAAGTTCACGGCCATTAAACAGTTCTGCATTATTTTCACGAATCACTTTAATGGTATCTACATCATCTTTATATTTTGCAGCTAATCCATTTAACAATTCATCCATATCTTTTGAGAATTTAGCAAGGTATTTTTCAAAGTAAAAAACCTCTTTATTATTTAAAATCTCTTCGGGTGAAAGGAAGGATAAACATACATAATTTTGATTTCTAAGAGGCTTATCTTCTTCTAAATAATCCATCTCTTTTGTTGAGATTAGATCAGATTTATTCATAATAAATAGAAAACAAGCATTTTGTTTAAATAAATTTTCTTTGTATAGAATATAAAAGATGGAATACACTTTTGACTACCAAGAAATGTTCACCCGTATCGTTAAATACCTAATTGAAGGTCTAGTTGTTGGTATTGTCGCCTCAATTCTACCTGAAAAATCCCTATCCATGGACAAAGTTGTACTATTAGGTCTTACCGCTGCTGCTATGTTCTCTATCCTTGACCTTGTTGCCCCCTCTATTAGCTCAAGCGCACGTCAAGGTGCTGGTCTAGGTCTTGGCTTCAACTTAGTTGGATTCCCCGCTGGTCGCATGTAAATGCTTTGAATCTTTTATTTTTGATACAAATATAAAAAATATTTAAACACGTTTGAAAAAATCAGTAATCAGTCTATTATTCTCTTCTTTATAGGCTTTTACCATTTTCCAATCTATTCTTGTTATATCTACCTGTGATGGTAACATATTGTCTAATGCATATTGATAATAGAATTTATAAGCCTCGTTTTTAAGTTCATTATACTTAGGATAATCTAAATTATACATCTCTAAAAATTCATAAAATCCTAAATCATTATTTATATGATATAGAAAAGCATACATTTTATTTCTTTCAAGTTCATCTATTGTAAAATTTGTATTACATATATCACTTATTTGATAATCATTATGATATTTGTTTATAACTTGTTCTAATTCTTGTAATAT